TTTAATAGATGTACTAAATCGAATCCTGTTAATATATTATCAAGGGATTTTATTGTTAAAAAATAATTGAAAGGTCGGTTAATTATGGTTCGTAATTCAGTTAAAGATTTGTTTGCTTTTGAAGAAGATAAAGTTAGTAATGAAGATGAAGTTGTTTTAATTTTTGATGGTCATAATTTAGCACATAAAACAGTATTTACTGCTTCATTTCATAATCCAGATGATACTGAATTTAGGTTATGGAAACATCAAATGATAGGTTCTATTTTGTATACGATAGATAAATTTAAACCTAATAAAGTTGTGTTTGCGTTTGATGGAAAAAGAAGTTGGAGATATGATATTTATCCAAACTATAAAGCGAATAGAAAAGCAAATAGAGCAAAACAAAAACAGACAATAGATTTTGATGCTTGGTATCCTATTTTTAATTCTTTTGTTGAAGATTTAAAGAAAGTGTTTTGTAATACGTATGTATTACAAATACCTAATTGTGAAGCTGATGATGTTATGGCAGTATTGAGTAGGGATGTATTTTCAAAACCAGGTATGAGAGTTATTAATATTACAAATGATTCAGATATGATTCAATTAACGTCTATGAATCATGTATCACAATATGATGGAAAAAAGTTGGTAAAATGTATTGATCCAAAAAAAGAAATTGAATTGAAGGTTTTAACTGGAGATATATCAGATAATATTTTAGGTATTAAATATGGTGTTGGTAAAGTAACTGCTGAAAAAATACTAAAATCTGGATTGGATAATTTTATTATTACGGAATGTAATAAAATAGTTACTTCTAAAGATGTTGAGAAAGTAAAAAAACAATGGAGAGATACTTTTGAAGGTATGGATATTTCTGCTATTAGAAAAGAAGTTGAAAATAGAATTAGGAATAATTATAAATTAAATACTCAGTTGATTAAATTTGATCACATCCCAATTGAGATAAAACAGAGAATAATAAATACATTCAATGAATACGAATTGATGGAACTTGATAGTAAAAAAGTAGTTGATTTTTTTATTAAAAATAAAATGGTTAAACATCTCGATAGTTGGAATAATTTTTCTGATTTAATAAAATCTTTGGGGTAAATTAAATTGAGTAAAAGAAATGAATTTTTAAAAGGGAAATATGAAGTTCAGAATAAAGAAAAATATTGTAGCACAAAACCTCCCGTATATAGATCATCGTGGGAAAGAAGATTATTTTACTATCTAGATTTTAATCAAAATGTTTTGAAATGGTGTTCTGAATGTGTAGTAATCCCTTATTTTTATTCAGTAGATAATAAAGTACATCAATACTATGTTGATGCGTATGTGGAAATAAAAACTAACAATGGTATCAAAAAATTCTTAATAGAAGTAAAACCATATAAAAGTACATTACCACCATCCAAACCAAAAAATAGATCAAAAAAGAGAACAGATAGATATTTGTATGAACAAAAAATGTATATACAAAATCAAGATAAATGGAAAGCTGCCGTGGATTTTTGTAATAAAAAAGGATTGGAATTTAAAATAATAACAGAAAAAGATTTGTGGAACAATTAACATATAAATGGAGACAGTTTTATGGGTGAAAATTTTTTCAAGACTAGAATAGGATATGAGAACTGGAAGAGTAAATATCAATATAATGATGAATCTCCTTTAGGAACATTTAAAAGAATAGCTAAAGTATTGGCATCAAAAGAAAAAAATCCCGAACAATGGGAAGATGTATTCTTAAAAACATTACTTAAATTTAATGGTTCAGAACCTATTGGAATTAAATGTAGTACTGGTGGTCGTATTACATCTAACATTGGAACAGAATATAATGGAGCAACATTAATTAATTGTTTTATCTCCGGACCTGTCAAAAATGCAAAAATACAATACACAAGAAAAAATGATAATTTCGAAAACACAACTAAAATAAAAACTCCAGATACAGGTGATGATTTAATCAATATATTTTTGACTGTTTTAGAACAAGCAAAAACATTAGCATCCGAGGGTGGATGGGGTATAAATTTCGATTTTATTAGACCAAGAGGATCGTTAATTAAAGGGACGGGAGTAGGACACCCAGGAGTTGTTTCGTATATGAAAATATTCGATTCTGTTTCTGAATGTATTGTGAAAGGGCATGATGATGGTTATGTTGATACATTAAAAAATTATTTATCTAAAAAAGAAATGGATGAATGTATTGATGTAATTAATAAGATGCCAAGAAAGGGTGCTATGATGGGTGTTTTATCTTGTTTTTCAAAAAATACATTAATATTAACCGATTCTGGTTGGAGAAATATTGTTGATATTGTTGATGATGTTATTAGTGGAAAACAAATAAAATGTGTTTCCGATACCGGAGAATTAAATTTAATTTATGATGCTTTTGAAAAAGAACCCGAACAAATATTTGAGGTTGAAACCGAGGATGGTTCTATAATTGAGGTAACTCAAGATCATAAATTTGAAGTTAGAAATATTACTACTGGGGAAATATATTTAAAAGCAATTAAAGATATTGATGTTGAAAATGAAGAATTAAAAATAATTATATCGGAGTAAATACGACATCCTGGATATGGTTTATGTTGGGGAGTCATCATATTTTCTACCCGAAAATAAACAATGGGATTTTTTTGTTTGGCATAATAATTATATTTTTGTCATTGAAATAGATGGGGACTATTGGCACAGAAGTTCTAAAGTTTTTTCTAATATTGAAGATAGAAAAATAATAGAGTTGCTGATAAACTAAAAGAAAATTTATTAAAAAATAAAAAGGATATGGATGGAAGACCATATATCACATTGAGATTTTGGGAAAAGGATATTTATAACGATTTGGAAACAATAAAACAATATATAATAACATTAGTAAGTGAGGATAATAATGCAAAAATTAAAAGTACAATTTCAGAAATTAAAAAGTATTACTCCGAAAAAAGTTGACAACTCTTATGATTTTTCTGTTGAAAATGTACATAGAATTATAGCAAAGGATAAGAGGTCTAAAAATGCTTTTTATACATCTAATTGTTCACATCCTGATATTGAAGAATTTGTTAAAATAAAACAACAACCTGGTAAATTGACGAAATTTAATTTGTCAGTTGCTATTACAAATGATTTTATGGAATGTGTAATAAATGATTCTTTTTGGGATTTGAAATGGGAAGGGAAAACCATTAAAAGAGTAAAGGCAAAAGACTTATATGATTTGATAATGAAATCTACTTATAATAGAGCAGAACCAGGTGTTATTTTTGTTGATAATATTTCTGAAAATAATCCTATTGAATATTTAGGTAAATGTAACGCGACCAACCCTTGCTTAGTTGGTGATACTTTAATTGATACAACTAAAGGGAAAATGACTATTCGATCAATAATAGAAGAAATTCGAGAAGGAAATGATATAAATGTTTTAACATTTAATATTAATAATAATAAATTTGAATTTGAAAAAGTTACATTTGGGGATAAAACCAGAGATAACACTAATGTTATAGAATTGGAATTGGAAGATGGAACGTCGGTAACATTAACTCCTGATCACAAAGTATATACAAAGAATAGAGGGTATGTTAATGCTTCTGAATTAACCGAAGATGATATATTAATAAAAATATAAGAAAATAACCACAGGTTACACTAATACATCATACAAAGAGGAACTAAAATCATGGAAAAAAGTCAGAAAAACAAAAATCCAAATATTAAAGAAATAAAAATAAAAAAAATTAATATTAAAGAAAATGCTGATGTGTATGACATAACAACAGAAAATAATCACAACTTTTTTGCAAACGGTATTCTTGTTCATAATTGTGGAGAAATTCCAGGTAATCCAGATATGACAACAGTTTGTCTTTTGGGGTCAATTAACCTAACTCAATATGTATATATTAGTGATGGTGTTTCTTATTTTGATTGGGATACATATAAACAAGATATTAGAGTCTTTACTAGAATGTTAGATAATGTTTGTGATTTAAGTAAATTGCCTTTACCTTCATATGAATGGGCAGTTCAGAATTTAAGGCAATTTGGTATGGGTGTAAATGGTTTGGGTTCTACTTTATTAATGTTAGGTATTCCATATAATTCTCCTGATGCGGTTACTTTTACTAAAACAATACACGAATGTAAAGAAAACTTAACAATGCAGGAATCTGCTTTACTTGCAAAAGAAAAAGGACCATTCCCTCTTTTTGATTATGAATTATATTCCAATACAAAATATTTTAAATCTGATAGACTTTGGGAAGAAACTAAAGATTTGATTAAACAATATGGTGTTAGAAATGCTAAAACAACAACTGCTCCTCCTCTTGGAAACAGTTCTATTATATGTGATTATGTTTCAAATGGTATTGAACCTATTTTTTCTTTGGAAACAGAAAGAAAAATTATGTGTAAATGGCCGGAAGGGTTAAATTCTGATAATATTAAAAAATTATTCAAAGAAGTAAAAGAAAATGATTTTGTATATTGGGAAGGAGAATATAATGGTAAACATTATTATTACGAACCACATAACAGAGGAATATGTGAAGTTTATATATTAAGAGATTATGGGTATCAATGGTTATTGGATAATAAACCACACGAGAAAATAAACACTAAAATTACTGCAAATGATATTGATATAGTAGATCATTTAAATATACAATCAATGTGTCAATATTATTGTAATCAATCGGTAAGTAAAACTATTAATTTACCAAATAAATATTCTTTTTCTAATTTTAAGAATTTATATATTGATGCTTGGAAAAGAGGATTAGTTGGTGTTACTACTTATCGTACTGGATCAATGGAATCTGTTATTGAAACTTTAGAGAAAGTAGAAGAAAAGAAAGAAATAATTAAAGATGGTGTTATATTACCTTCCGAATTTATTAATGGACCTACTAAAATTATTAAAAAAGAAGGTATGAAATTTTATATTCATTTTTCTTATTTGAAAGAAGATACAAATATGAAATATCCAATTGCAATGTGGATACATACTAACCAAAAAGGTGAAGCTATTGCTTGTAATAGAGCTTGTAAATCTCTTTCAAAATTAGCATTAGAATGTGGACTTAAACATAAATTAATTGATGATACTTGGGATAAATGCTTAGGTGATAGTCCTCATAATAGACTTGGAAGAATGTTATCATTGTGTTTAAGACATAACATACCAAGGGAAGATATACTTGTTTCTTTAACAGGAATCGAAGGAGATAATATCTCTACCTTACTAACAGCTGTTAGAAAGTTCTTAGCAGAGACTATTGACGATGGAAAAGAAATAGTGGGTATGAAATGTCCTTCTTGTGGTGGCGATAAATTAATAATGCAATCTGGATGTTTTACTTGTGAATGTGGATATGCTGGATGTGGTGCTTAATAAAATTAAAAGGAGATTGATATGAAAGTAAAGTTTAAAAAATTGAGTGAAAATGCTGTAATTCCTAAATATTCTAAAGATGGGGATGCTTGTGTAGATTTGACTGCTGTTGAGTGTAATGTTGAGAATGGCGAGATTATGGTATATAAAACAGGTCTTGCAATGGAGATTCCACATGGTTATGTAGGATTGATATTTCCACGAAGTTCTATATCTAAGACTAAACTAAGACTTTGTAATTCTGTTGGTGTTATAGATAGTGGGTATAGAGGAGAAATTATGTTTAAGTTTAATTTGGACAAAGATTCTCCATTTCCAATGTATAATATAGGTGATAGGGTAGGACAACTTATGATTATTCCAATTCCTTTTATTGAATTTGAAGAAGTGGATGAATTATCGGAATCTGAAAGAGGAGTTGGTGGATTTGGAAGCACTGGAAAATAATTTTATTGTCTATTTTAATTAAATTTATTATATTGATGTTAACCTATGAAAAGGACTAATAGATGTCATTGAATTTCTTAAATGATTTTATTGAATTTGATAAAGATGAAAATAGTGTGCAATGGTATGATCCATTGTACACTAAAAATAAAGCTTTAAAAAATGAAAGAGTAAATGTTTTAGTTAAAGATTTGTTAAATATATCGATTGATGATCTTACTGATAAGGTTGATGTTAGGTCTTCCTGTGATTGGAATGAAGATGAATTATCTAATTATATTAATACTATTGAACGAATTAGAAGATATTTAAAATATTGTTATTTTGTATATCATCATCCATTTGTTAATGGTAAAGATTTAACTAATATAATTAGAAGTTTAAAATCTTTTTGTAAATTGGATGTTTCTTCTACAACAAGAAAATCTATTGATGATGTTGGTAATGTTTTAGAGGATGTATTATTTAATTTAAATAAATATGGTAATGTAATTAATCATTGGTTTCCTGAAATGTATGAGACTAAAATAACTAAAGCTTCAAAAACAGATATTGGTAAATCTAAAAGTGTTATTGATTCAATTGTTGATAAAGATAGATTTCATAGAATGATGGATATTATGACATTACCGGAACTTAACAGAATGGGATTTTATCCAAGTACCTTTCCTGTGTTTTTAAACAAATATAAATTTACAGGAAAAGATAATAAAATGTATTCTAAGAGAGTTAAAAATCTTCAAAAAGAATTATATAGATTGATTAAAGAGAAAATAGAAAATGAAAATATAACTGGATTTCACGAAAAAATTACTGCTCGTAGAGATGTATATGTTAATTTTCATAAATGGTTTTATGAATCTGAATATTGGACAGATGTAGGATATAGATACATACATAAAAAATGGGTAGATACATTAAAGGAAACTAGATTGTATCCTGGATTAGTTCAAATATTACGAATAGGATATTCTAACCAAACAGCGGTAAATTTCCCACCTGTTATTGCTAAATATATCTATGAAAATTCTATTAAAAATTGGAATAATTTGGATGAAATAGTTATACTTGACCCTTGTTCTGGGTGGGGTGGAAGATTGTGTGGATTTTTGGGCGCTGCTTCAGATAAATATTATGATAAAAAAATAACATATTTAGGAACTGATGTTAATTCTAAAACTCATACTTTAAATGGTAATTATAGATTTGGTACTGATCCTGAAGGTGATTTATCTAAAACTGGCATGATATATGAATTTTGGAATAAGAATGTTATACCAATCGAAGATAGAGTTAAAGTATATAAATCTATTAGACCTGCTCAAGAGTTGAGTACGGTATATAAAGATTATATTGGTAAAGTAGATTTTGCAATGACTTCTCCTCCATATTTTAACAGAGAAGTTTATTCAAATGATGATTCTCAATCATACAAACTTGGTACTTATGATCAATGGAGAGAAGATTTTTTAAATCAGTTAATTCGAGAAGTTTATATTTTACTTAAACAAGATGGATTATTTTATTTAAATATTGCTGATATTAAAATAACTAAAACTTTAATATATCCATTAGAACAAGACAGTATTGATTATGCTGAAAAGATAGGATTTAAATATCTTGGTAAGAAAAAAATGATAATGTCTAAAATGATAGGAAATGATATAAGCAAACAAACAAAAAGAGAAATGCAAAACGTCACAAATGTAATAGGTATGGGTATGAATAAATATGAACCCATATTTATTTTTAAAAAGATTTGACTAATTTATTAGAAAATATTATGTTTATACTATAAATGTTTATAATTTAAAAAGGAGT